GACCGCCGTCAAGACCGCCGTCAAGACCGCCGTCAAGACCGCCGTCAAGACCGCCGTCAAGACCGCCGTCAAGACCGCCGTCAAAGCGTTCTTTTATCCCTTGCGGTTAGCTCCGTTTCTGGCGGTCGGTCAAAGGCTGTGCCGAAGCTGTGCCAAAAGACGAGTCTCCGCGCGCGCATGACTGCCCCGTGTCAGTAAAAACGCGCGGGTACGCGGGGGTAATTAACGCGCGCGTATATAGCGTTAGGGACTTCAGATTTTTACGACTAAACGATCTGGAAACGGTTTTATACGTACTTTATACGTACCCCATACCGTTGTTCAAAACGGGTCATCTCCGTCATCAAGCATGTCTTCATCCGATTCAAACGTTATCTCGTCTGGTTCGGTCAGATAATCGATCTTAACGAGTTCTAAACAACCGATAATAGTCGCATGATTTAGGTCGTATTCAGCACGAAACCGATTTACTACTCCTTGAAGAGCGAATAAAAGTGCGTCTGTTTGGTCGTTGTTATTCATACAGTTATAAAATAGTCGTAAAGTTTAGTATTGACAGTTTGAAAAATCGTTTATAATTTCCCCTTTGGGGGTCGTCCTACAACGTCGTTTCAAGTATTTGTAATAAACATGATTAAAGCTTTGTTGTTGTGAACGTTTATAAGAAGTAGTTGTCGAAGTCTTTATTATAACCACGAAGGCATTGCGCTAGTAAACGTACCCTTATAAGCTGATCGTTTAAAGCTTTCTAACTCCTGCTCCAACAGCTCGTTCTTTCTATCGTTAATTTTAAGGTCGGCGTTTACAGCCATTTGTTCGACCCAGTATCCTACTGCGATACAAAGCGCGTCTAAACGGTCGTCTTGTAAAAGCGAACCTTTTTGACGAGTTAAGCGTGATAATTGGTACATAAGCATGTATCTAGATTGCTGTTCAATAGGTAAACTAACAACGGATTTATAGTCGTGTCTAATGACGGTAGGATCGACTATTAACTTATGCGCGTTTAAAACGGGTTCTAGCGTGTCTACAATGCGTTTTTCTTTTTGTATGTGATGACGTACTTCGTTTATAGTAACGGGATAGACGTTGTTTATAATGGGCTTAAAGAGTTCAGTAAACATACCGTCTCCCATATTTGATTCTACAACTACTTCATTAACTTTGTATCTTTTAGCGATGTTAGCTAGTTCTTTAAGAACGTTTTCCCCGTACCCTCCTTGTATACCGTTACAAGCGTGTAAGAACAGATGACCGTTTAACATCTTAACTACAGCATAAGAAGTCTCGTCTCTTCCCCGACCACTAGGGTCGATGCTCATTACCGAACCTGTATACGGTATTAAGTCGCCCAAGGTTTCGAACGGTCTAAAGAATCTATCACCGTTGAAACCGACGTTTGGGAGTTCGTTTATTACTTGTTCTGGACCGCTTGCCCAAACGTACTTTTCATTAGCTACGTCGTTATCTAGGTCTTGTACGATCAAGTCGTTAATCTTAAGTGGGTAACGGTCTGTATCGCTAAGACGTGGATTAAGCATGAACTGTAGAGCGTATCCGCTTCTACCGTATGACAACTTACGTTCTTCTAGATCGACGTTGGTAAACCGTAAAGGTTCAGTCGTATTCCCGACGTTGTCTTCTGTTGTACCTTCGTCAATAAAAGGTGATATAGCGCCGTCATAGACGTTTTGATTGGTATCTGTCGTTACGTATTCACTCGTCCATATACGTGCGTTATAACCACGTTCTCTAAGTTTGTTGTATATTGAATCTTCGCATTGAGGCGTACCCAGAAAGATTATACGACTACTGTCTAGTGGTTTAACGATGGCTTCAAACTCTTTAACTTGTTCATCGAGCTTATCACGCATCCCTTGGGTAGCTGAGTTGTTAGGTACTTCGATGTCGTCTGCTACGATTATATCTGCTCTTGAACCCGTTAGCTGTGACGTTATGCCTAGCGACTTGACCGACGGTGCATGAGACGCTGGAGCTAGTCCTACGTCAAAGCTTATCTTACTGAACCGTTGACCGTCCCGTGGCTTAAGGGAAGCAAGGACAGGTATGTCGTGTATGATCTTAAGGGTAAAGGTCGAGAAGTCATCTGAACGGGATTTAGAAGCAGACACGACCAAGATGTTCTTCTTTGGGTTGAGTAGGAGTTGATGTACGACGTATGCACTACAAATCCACGATTTACCGACTCCACGAAAAGCCATGATGACAGAACGTTTTGGACCGTCTTGTATAAAGTTAGCAATGTCGTATTGTAGGGCTGTTGGATCGGGTAGTCCTAGATGCTTCCAAACGACGAATAAGAAGTTACGAAAGTCCCGAAGCTCTGGTGGTACGTCTTGACTCACTTGGATTGACGCATTGCTTCTTTGTCTTCGTCGCTGTCGTTAAAGGGGAGTACTTCAGCGAGGTTGCCAAGGGGCGATCCTTGTTCACCAAGACTTACTACGTCGTTGTCTTTAAGCAGCTGCCTAGCGCCGTTAAGGATTGCAGCGTTTACTTCGACGACACCGTCCTTCATTTCCTGTACGGATTGCTTGTAGGTGTCTGCGAGTAGGACTTGTAGTTCTTCTAGTTGTTCTCGTTTCTTCATAATAATTAACATTTCCAACGTCTAAGCGCTAAAGCTTTACGGGTAGGTCGTCCCTTACTATCTTTCATGGGACCTTTAACTCCGCTCATACGTGCGCAAAAAGAGCGCTTACGACTACCGCCTCCTGGTTGAGGTGCTTTAAGGTTGGAGCCAGTAGCACGGTTATACTTACGTCTACCTTTAGCGGTAAGCCCGCCTTTCTTGCTTTTCTCTCCTCGTCCGATTGATAGCGATACGCCTTTACGTTTCACTTCTTAGGAAATCCCTTCTTCATGTTTGAATAGGCTTTTGACGAAACGGTCGACTTACTTTTAGGTCGGCTTATTCCTAGTTTTCTGCGGTTGTTAATGTTTGCGTATAGTCCTTTTTTCTTTTTCATAAGTGTTTGTTTATCTTCGCATTAATAGTTCCATCATTCGGTCGAGTTTTCCGTTGATCTCCTTGACCGTCGTTTCTAACCCGCTCATGCGGTTCTCGACGGCTGTATCACGTTCTCTTTGCGTTGCTAATTCTACCTCGATCTGCGTTAATCGCTTTTCATCAGCGTCTAGTCGGTCGGCAAATTTCTTACCTAACCAACCAAACACGCCAAGAACAACGGCGAGTATTGAGTCGAGAAAGTGTGATACTTCTTCTGGCATGATTTTATGCTTCTATTTCAGTTATTGTTAAAGTTGTCGCTCCTATTCCGCCTAGTGTCTGACTTCCTCCGTTACCGTTAATTGTAACCGTTCCAGAACCTTGTATACCGATGCGTATCTTAAAGGTTGTTGCAGACGTCGTGCCAGCAGTCATGTAATGACTAAAAGGCAAAGCACATGCTCCACCAGCAGCTGGACAGTAGTTAGCAGTAGCTGCAAGAGCGTTAGCCGTTGTATCTTGAAACAAAGCGCCAGTAATCCAAGTAGCAGAAGAACCGCCAGCTATCGTGCTAAACTCGATAAGTAGTTTGTTAGATGCGTTTGCTGGCGTTATAGCTGCGGTAAGTATCTGATCTCCTTCGGTGTTCTGCGGGATTGTATTGTCGTTTGGCATCGCAGTAGTACCCGTTAAAACCGTGCCTATAGATGCGTTAACGATTTGTAATACCTTACCTGCACTAACGTTTGTTAACGCCGATCCGTCAACCGCTGGGAGTTTTGCTGACCCGTCTAGTTGTACAACGTTATTTGCTGCCGTTCCTAGAGTGCCTTGTAGGTATGTAGTACCTGCGTCTACGTCTGATACCATTCGTGAATGTGTCTGTGTAATTGCCATTTATAGCGGTGGTTAAAGATTAAAATACGATTATATGAACTGGACAATCTGTTGCTGAAAATGAACCTCGACCTGTATGTATGGTCATTTGTGTCGTTGAAAGACTTTGTACAGTAACTTTACATTCGTTCTCGGTTCCGCTAAAAGCTGCGTCATCCGCTATCGTTGCGTTTACTATTGGGTCTGTAACAGCACTACTAAACGATAAAACATAAACTCCAGCTGACGATCTAGATACGCTTGCTACATTTACTTTTCCTCCAGCGTTTAAAGTACCATTAGCGTCAAAAGAACACTTAGCCTGTACACTTCCAGACGTACCACTACTCGCTGCGGTTAATCTTCCTTGTTCGTCTACGGTTAAGTTTGTGTTAGTGTAGGAACCAGCTGTCACCGATGTGTCTGCAAGTTTGGCTGCTGTAACTGCGTCATTTGCAATCGTCAAAGCAGCCGAGCCTGTCACGTCTCCCGTGTGGCTTGGGTGTACGTAGTTGTTTGCACTTGTGGCAATGCCTGTAAGCTTAGTACGTTCAGCTGAAGTCATCGCTACTCCACTTGCCAACTTAGCGTCCGTAATAGCTGAGTCTGCGATCTTAGCCGTAGTTATAGCGCTGTCGTTTACCTGTGCGGTTGTAACCGAACCAGTCGTTACAGGAACGGCATAGCCTCGTTGGATGACTACAACCTTAGAGCTGTTTGGAGGAGCTGACGTAAAGGTTATGGTGTTTGCGTCTGCGTCAATGGCGTATGCAACGGTTGGTTCTTGTAGGACTCCGTCAATGGCTACTTCGTACATCGTATCACCGTTTAAGGTTATTCCAGAACTAAAGGTAAATACGGTGGTCGATGCGTTACCAGTAAACGTGGTCTTGGCAGCCTCCGTGGACGATCCGCTAACGGCGTTTGTAATCTGCGTATCTGTGTAGTTCTTGGTAGCAGCGTCTTGAACGAGCGTTGGGTCGGTAACGTTTATGATCTTGTTACTCTTGGCGTCCCAGTCGTTACTACCTGCTTTCTTCTGTAAGGACTGCTCGTTTAAGTTTTCGATCTCTTCGTTCAAATACAGGTTATGACGATACGACTTATCAAGTTCAGTCTCGGTCAAAACCGATCCGTTAACAAAGTCCACGAATGGATTGTCTGAATCGGCGTTTGAATCACGTCGAATACGAACGACCCCAGAGCTTACTGCGGAGTTAAGTTGTACTTGATTGGGCGATCCAGCGACTACTGAATAAGCAGAGGTCGATTGAAGGACGCCATCAATTTCGACAACGACGTGTGAGTCTTCGAGATATTCAAACGTAATGTTGAAGTTCGTCGTCGAAGTAGAGACGGTGTAATCTTCAAAGGTATTAGCCATGATGTTTTTCTATTTATGTTATTGGTTAAAAGCGATGTTAAATTAATCGTTTAAAAGTTGAAGAACTGATTGGGGAGCGCCCCCTATGTCAATTTTCTTTCCAGTTTGTTCATACAGTTCAAGTAAGTTCCTGTTGTCTTCGTCTATAAAACTAGACATAAGTCTCTTATCTTTAAGTATTTCTGTTTTAGTGCGGTTGTAATAGTCGTTAAGTTTGTCGTTTAGCATTTTAAGACCTTCGTTTTGATACTTTCCGTCGCTCATTAATACAGGAGGCTTTTCATAAAGTCTTTTAAATAGTGAACTTTTAATGAGAGCGTTAACCGCTTGGCTTATTGATTTGTTGTTTCGTCTGGTTTTTCTTAATCTTAATGCAAACACATATTCTAATGTCAGACCGTCTTCGTTTCTCCAGTCAGTTAATTTAATACCTGTAGCAAGCGTAGTAGGTTTACCCGAAACTTGTTGATAATTGTCAGTAGCTAATACGTTGTCTAATTCCGTTCTAACAACTTCTTTTTGCGGAGCTAGTCTTGTAATGTTTTGAGTAAAGAAAGTTCTAGGACTTTCCTCAGGTTCTCCCAGTAAATCCGTTTTCTTGTTAGACGGACCTACTCCAAGCGTGTGATAAGCTATTCGTTCGTAAAACGTAGCACCTCGCAAGTCATCTACGGTTCCATCAGATGTTACGGTTTGAGTGATCTTACGTACTTGAGCAGGTATCGGAATGTAACTTGACAACAATTTAGCTATAGCGGGTTCTATCTCTCCAGTTGCAATTTCTTTACCTACTTTATAACCAGCACTTAACGGTTGTTCTGCAAGTAGCGACGTTAAGGACGAACGCATTACCATAGGTAAAGTTTGATTTTTTTGAAGAATAGGTAGACCTGTGTCGTCTTCTGCTTCTTTCATTGCGCGCCATATTGCCAGATCAGCTCCAAGAGCTATGGGACCGCTCCAAGGCATGTTAGCAACGTAATTAACTCCTAAAGCATCGTAAGGTTTTAATTTGTTCTTTTTTTTCTGATCGTCCGTCATCCACGACAACCCGCCCGTAGTTCCTCCGTCCTGTGCCACTAAGTAACCTATGCCGAAAAGAGACGTACCAACCAAAAGGTCAGTCATTGTTTCGTTGTTGTACTTTGCTCTACGAATCGATGCAGTCTCTACTTTCTCTCTGAGTTCACTTATAGCGTCTTCTAGAGCCTTAATTCGTTCTGGGTCTTTCTCAATACGTACGTCAGCTTCCGCAGCTTCTAATTTATCTGTAAAGGCTTTAAGTTTTCGATTGTACGGATTACCTGTCGCTTTAGCTACAAAAGGCAAAGAATAATGACCAAGTCTATAAGCTCCTCGAATAGGGACTCCTATATAAGGCATAAGCGTCCGTATAAGGTTACCTACGAGCTGTTCACTTTCGGAACTACGAGCGTCGCTGAATTTGTTTAAACTTCGTATGACAGCTTCAGAAATTGGTTCGTACATGTCTTCGACTTTATCAACGTTTGAAGCAAACAACAGTTCTTCGTTTACTTGGTTTATTTCGTCATAAAAGTTAGAAACGTCGTCAAGAACAGCAAGCCCGTCGTTATCTTTCCAAGCTGATTCATACAGTTCTACGGCGTACTTTTCAGCTTTTACAGCGTCGTCGGGAAACGCTCTAATACCATTCTTCGATGCTTCCGACCACATACGTCCTTTTATAATTTGACGTTTAAACACTTCATCGACTGATTGAATTCCTCGTACGCCTAACGATAATACATGCCACATGTTACGAGAGTTTATAAATCTTCCAAACACATTACCGACGTTTTCAACAGCTTCGGCTTGACGTTTTGAGTCGTTCCAAGCTTTAGCAATCAGTGCGTCTTCTCCTCTGGGTATGGTGGTTTGGGAAACTTCATCAGAAAACTTACCAAGCGTTCTTGTCGTCGCTCCTAGATTCTCATTGAACGTACGTTTAACAGCTTCTGGAAGTCCTTTTAGATCGGTAAGCATTCTCATCGCACCGAAAAAATCAGCTTGTGCAAATCGAACGGCTAGTTTAACGCCTGTTCTGTTTTCAACTACGTTACTCAAAAAGCCTCCTACAGGTCTAAAGAACTGCTTAAAACCTGCTAAGAGGTTTGTTCCTACGCCTGCAAAGACCGAAGGTAACTGGTTTATTAAAGCGAGTTGTCGAGCTAGTTGTATAGAATTTATACCTTGTGTAAACAAAGTTATACCTTCCCTATTTAAGGAAGCGTCAAAGTGTTCCCGATAGTTTCCGTATATTTCCATACGTTGTTTATCGGCGTTTATTTCAGCTTGTGCCTTATCTATGTCTGCTACACGCTTTTTCATACGTGCTTTTGATTGATTAATCTGTTCACGTAAGTCGGCAGAGCGGGAAGGTTTAGTCGGTCCTTCGGGTTTGGCGGTAGTCTCGGCTCTCATCTCGCCCATTAATCCACGTCCTTCCATCGCTGCTACTCTTGCTAGTTCTTGTTCTAGCTTAACAACGTTTAACGCTTCTGCTTCTGCTTCTTTGTAAAACTTGATGCGATCTTCTAGCTCTTTAATCTTAGGGTCGTCTGGAAGTTTAGGCATTCCCGATTCTTTTCTCGCCTTTTCCAAATCCCCAAACCTTTCTCGACGCTGATTTAATTCTTTCTCAAGACGGGATACTTTTGTTTCGTGTGCCTTGCGTATCTTTTCAGCTTGAAATTCTGGAGTCATTTCTTCAGCAGCTTTATCGATTTCTTTAATGCGGTTACGCATGTTGTTACGCAAGAATGTAATGTCAGCTTCTACCTTTTCCAACCTTCCAGGAGTCTTAGTCGGTCCTTTAGGTTTCTTTGAAACGGCTGCTCGTTGCGCTCCTAACGGTCCCGTTTCCAATACTAACAACCTTTCACGTTCTTTTAAGCGTTCCTTTAACCTTATAGCGTCTCGTTCGTTTGCTTCGTGAAATTTAATACGAGCTTTAAGGTCTGCGATTTCTGCGTCGGCTTTTTTCTTTTTAGGCTTGTCTTTGGGTTTTAGTTTTGAGTCGTCGCCAAATCGTTTTTGGAGTCTATCTAACTTCTTTTTAAGGGTGTTCTTTTCTTTCGCCTCTTTTTTAGCGATTTGTTCTGGCGTCTGTTCTTTTACTGGTTTCTTTTTTCCTTGTGCTTTGCCTTGCTTATTAACGTCTTTTTGAACGCCTAAATAGTCTTTCATCAACTTGGAAAGGTCGTCCTCTTCGCCTCC